TGCTTTATTGCATCAATATCTGGGTTTTCTTCCTGTTTCGTCCATTTACTGAATCGACTTCTCCTTGAGAGTTTTTCGCGCAAATAATCATATTGCATCTTCTTGTCCAAATGTGGCATCAGATTCATTTGATTTGCGTAGAAAACTGTGTCTGGAAAATAAGATAGACACCTATTTGTCACAAATGGTAGGTAATCCTTTTCGGCAAGAGGATCTTGTTTGATAAGATCCTTCTTGTTGTAGTTAATAGAACTTAGAAAATCACCCAAAGACGGCATTATTTGAACTCACATCTCATCATTAGTTCGGTCATACATGCTACGAGATTAATTTCCTGATCCGCAGCGAAGGAAGACTTGTATTGGTACTCAGCAAGCACCAGAACCGCTTCAGGGATGCTAGGAGGACTCAGGAAGTCATACAGACTGTCGTACACCTTACGGAAGATCTCTGTCTGGGAATTGTCTAGATTCATTACAACCCACTTACGAACCGCTCCAAAGTCCTTGGAACGCATCGCAGCGATAAGAGTCTTCATATCCAGTTCTACAAAATTGGATAGAATCCCCTCATCAATCACACCAGAGACAGAATACCTCTGAAGTTCATTAATAATCCTACGGAAGTCGGGAAAATGCTTCGCAATTAGCTGTGCCAAAACGGCAGAATCACTAACCTTGACCTTTTCCTTCTCCAGAATCATATTGATCCTTCCGAGCATCTTTAGGGCAAGTGCAGGCTTCTCCTTCTGTGGAATCTTAAACTCAATGCAAGTACACCGAGAATGAATTGGTTCGATAATTCTACTCTTGTAGTTACAAGTAAGAATAAATCGGCAATTATTGGAGAACTCTTCAATTGCACCTCTTAGAGCAGGTTGAATGCTTTGTGCATTTGAATAGTCAAACTCGTCTAGAATAACCGTCTTCTTGGATTCCGATAGGGATACGGTACTAGCAAACTGCCGAATGTCGGTTCGTAGAGTATCGATGTTCCCATTTTCTGAACAATTGATAATCATAGAATCGACACCAATATCTCTACAGAGTGCCTGAGCAACCGTAGTCTTACCGATACCAGCAGTACCCGATAGAAGAAGGTTTTGTGGTTCCCCACGCTTCACCATATCAAGGAAAGTCTTCTTCAACTCCCCCGGAAGGATACAATCTTCAATTGTCTGTGGGCGGTACTTCTCCACCCACAGAAACTCATTCTCTTTGTTTTGCATATATCACTCAGTATATGTCGAACCAGTTTCCATTGCAAACCAATACTTAAGATCTGTATTGACATTCACAAATTCGGCAACAGTATTCTTTGCAAAGTTAATGTCATAATCACCGGCAAGCAACTTAATGTTCTGAATTTGGAAATTGAACTTGAAGTCTGCATCACCATCATAATCACCAACACCAACCTCATAACTATTAGCAGTTGGATCCTTTAGATCAGTAACTCGCGCAACAATAGAACCTTCCTTGTTGACAAAAGAAAGATCGGGAAGTTGCATAACTGCCGAGGCCTTCTGAATTTGTGTAAAGTCAGATCCAGAAAGAGTGGCACTAACCACAGTCTGTGGCATGTTCACAATCTTGGTTGGGGTAGTAAGTAGCTTTGGTTCAGAGTAAAAGTACTTTACCTTCTGTGAACCTCCACCGGAGATAAGAACATACTTCTCCATAAATTCAAAATTTGCATTGTTGAAAAGACTAATCACTCCAAGGAACTTGTTAAGATCCCAGATACCAAATTCGGTATCGAATGTCTCTGCGACCTTTGCTTCTGCCATTCCATTCTTTGAGGGGGTAATTGTCTTGATAACATTACCTGGCTTCACAAGAATGTTTGAATTCAAACTTGCGAAGTTCTTGAGAACGGAAAGGGTTTCCTTTGAAAAATTAATCTTTGTTGTTGTAGTTGTCATATTATTCCTCGAAATCGTCATCGAAGTCATCATCATACTCTCCCGAATTTATGTTGTCAACATATTCCTGTAAATCCTTCTTTACATTTCTCTTGCGGGAAGTATTTTCCTTATCAATAGATCCACGGTCTTTGCGACGAAGTGGTCTTTCATCCCTGTCTCGGTCGTGATCTCGTTTCACATTAAAACTCCTCTATTACTGAAATAAGGTTCTTTAGTTTATTATTGATCATATAGGGGAGAACCTTTGACCTATCTGATACAACTGTAGGCTTTTCATATTCTTCCATAATTCTGTTCTCAATATTTTGGGGGATACAAGTAAAATCAATAAGAGTGCTATTTCTGTCCCAATTTCTAGAAATAACATGATCCTCAAACCGAGGAGCGGTATTCATCATCTGCTCCATGCGCTTAGTAGTTAGACGATTTTGCCTCTTTTGATCCTCCACGAAAACATCATCATCGGAAAGAATATTGGGGATACCATCTGAAGAATCACCACGAAGAATATGTTCTAGAAGAAAGAACTTTGGATTTCGGCATTCTAGAAACTCTTTCTTCATTGTGCTATATTGCTTAACATTGGGATAGACTTGAAGTTGTTGAAAGTCCTTATCGTTGGAGACAATGACGATCTTCTCCCTGTGTGAATTATTCTTAACAAGAACTGCAATGATATCATCTGCTTCGCAGTTTTCTACACGCATATTCTTGTATGGAAAATTATCACGAACTTCATCGCGCACAATGTTTAGAATGCGATAAATTTCATCCCAATCATATTCAGATTCAGAATGACTCTTTGATCTATTTGCCTTGTATTGTGGGAAATATTGCTTACGCCACGAATTAGAAGAATCCTGGCAAATCACCAGTTCCCCATATTCTTCATTAAACAACCTACGAATCATTCTGTATGAATTCAATACCTGATGACGAATGAGATCTTCAGTTACATTTGGATCGTTCTTAAGACCAACAAAAATACTGGCAAGAATGATCTGATTATTATCTAGCAAAATCATGTTTATATAGTATCACAAATAAATTAAATAGTCAAGTAGCAACCCAATGAAGACCAACATTATCACAAACTCTTGTATAAAGAAGTCCTACATCCGGATTAAACCAACGGTCGCCTTCAAATGATATTTGTGGTTCTTCAGTTTGACAATAAAATGTTGCCGACTGTGTTAATCTTTCCCAACCACTATTATTTGAAATTGGTGATTTACCAGATACAGTTTTAGTGGCAACATAATTAATTCCATTAAATATAACAACATCACCCTTTTTATATTGTATGATGCGACCATCTGGGTCATATTTTCTATATTCTTTATTGAATTGTAAATTATCTGCTTCGCTCATTTTTGACTACTCAGGAATAAACAATGTTCGTTGATTCTTGATTTTGGTTTCGACTCTTTAGTATTTATAGAAGAAAACAGAGTTTCGGCATATTTAAAGTTTACAGAATTTAAATTGTTAATTTTGATAAACTTATCAAATCCACGAATCTTTTTAATAGTTGACTTTTCCTCATCCACTCCCAAAAGAGTTGTTCCCTTGAAAGAAAAGGTTTCGTTTGCCTTTGCTTTATATACTGTAATTGATTTAGTCTTAACATTCAATACAACTACAGAGGAGCATCCAACAATTTGCTCTGGCTTCATTGAATTAATGCCATTAAAAGATGGAAGATATTTAACCTTAGATGCAATTTGCTGTGGGGTCTTGATCTTTTTCTTTCTTGGTTTGCGACTCTGACGCTTCTCCTGAATCTTAGAATTATAATAATTTAAAAGTTCTTCTTGTGTTTCAATATAAGAAACCAATTGTGATTTAGTAAAGTACGAATACCCCTCTACTAATTGATCATCCTTCTTATCCCTCGCAAGGTACAACTCATTTAACTTGTCTTCTATAAAATGAATAACCTCTGTATAAAAAGCAGGAGTAATTTCAAACTTATCACAAGTTTTCTTTACATTGATGTCTTTCTTTTTCTTTTTCAGAATTAGGGTAGAACACTCATCAATGAAGATATTAATATCTACAAGATGTTTGCACAGTGTATCTGCAAACTTCTTTGTTCGTTCTTCAATTGACTTCTTTTTGCTCTTTAGATAGTCCGAATACTTATTTTCTAATCTAATTAGAAATTCGTCAAATACTTTTTTCTCTGTTTCGGGAATAGAAATACCACGATGTAGCATTCTTGCCCAAATACCGAATGGAGAATAGTCCTTCGTCTTACCGTGAGAGTAAATCATAGGATCTTTCTTTAAACCGGCAACATATTCTGTCACCCATTTCTTATGATCCTTTGATGTACTAATACCACGATAAGTATTATATGCGTTATAAACCTCTGCCTCGTACTCCTTAACATCAATTGATGGAGTGGGGGTTGGTTCTTCAAATGTTTTTCTCTTTGCCATTACTCTTTATAGAATACAAAAACTGGTTCGTATTTCAAGTATGTATTATTAACTTTGCAATAATTTTTACACTTTGGTTTGCCGTCTGAGTCTAATCTATTTTGTCCCGGCATTCCTTCCATTGCCATCTTCATTGTTTCGACATACTTCATTCCCAAACTTTCTAGAATATCTCTAGAATCTTTTTCTAGTGGCAAATATTTTCCACCTATTTGAATATCTGCAATATTCCAAAGAAGATAACGATCCTTCTTCAACCATTTTACACAGGTTTCTAGTGTAGGTCGCAAAAAACCATCTCGCCACGACTCATAATTAGAAAACTTCTTATATGATTGAGTATCGTCATTAGAGTATGCTTCTCTATTAAAATATGGAGGGGAAGTGAATACAAGATCCACTTCTTTTGAAATATACTTTCCTATCTCCTCAGAACCATACTGATATAACTCATAGGTATGAGTGTCACTAAAGAAAGAATTACCTCTATATGTTTTAGTATTATAGAACTCTGCTAGGTTGTGGTATTTTGATGATCTTTCTGAGAACCAGTTTTCGCTATTTGGATCAGTTCCGATGTAGTGTACAGGAACACGATCAGAGATAGACATACAACCGAGAAGACGGCCACCCCAACCGCTAGAAGGGTCGTAAATGTTAAGTACAGTATTTCCTGTAATGTGTGAAGTATATTTTTCATAAAGAAACTTTGCAGTAAGAGGTGGGAAGTTTACCGCAGGTTGAATATAACCAATCCTAAACGAAGGAAAGCACTTTGGAAATATTCGTTGTCCCTTTTCATATACTCTGATATGGAAAACATCATCACTCTCGATGTTATGTATGTCAAAGGTTGAATAATGACGATAAGAAAGTTTGGATTTCCACTTAAGAAATAGATCTTTGTCTAGAGACAATATTCTTGATTGTTCCAATTGAAAGTAACCAGTATTGAGTCCATTCTTCTTCTTGTTCTTCTCCAGAATAAAATCATACCCCTGGAAAATTTCAGGACTACTGAAGAATGCTTCCATCCATTCATCGCCAGTAGATACATCTATGATTGAATACTTTGGATCATTCTTAATCGAAGACAGAGCAAAGTTGTAGAAAGAATCTCTACGAATATGTCTTTTTGCCCCCTTGATCATTCTTGGAAGATACTTATCATCCGCAAATAGATCATAGATTGAGTAACCAGTATCATTTTCGCTGTAATTAATTCTGGTCTTGTACATATTTGAAAAGAACTGATCTGCTTCAGAACCAATTCTGGATTTATTGATAATTACATCCTTTGTTCCGGTTATCTCGTCAACAAATTCAAATTGATGAATTGGATAACTAACAAGTTTATTAAACTCATCAATTATTTCTTGTTCGTTTTTACCAGTACGCGGAGGACACCCGTGGGTATCCCATACATCAAGAATAGTTTTACGCATCTTCTTGACCCAATCTTCAAATTCGGGTTCAGTCATAGAAACAATGTCTTCATAAAAGACATTGATATCGCTATTCAGGACATATTCATTTCGTTCGTAAAAAGGTTTCATGCGCCTACATTCCAAAACAGAGCACCCGGTTTTGCATATTGCTTCATAAAGGCCCATGCTTTGGCGTCATATGTGGGGGCGGAAGGAAAGGGAGGAGCATCAGCCGCTGCGACGGCATGAAAGAAAGGAATGGCACACTTGAACATTTTTGCTCTCCCTAACTCCTTCGCCCCCATTTTATGACCAACAGACACACAATTAAATTCAGCATTAGGCCATGCAGCCTGTAATCCTCTAGTTAGAGTTCCACTTGATCCTACCGTCCAGACTTCTTTCGGTTGAACAGGAAGTTGTCTAGCCAGATCCCGTATGGAGTCCAATACCTCTGGACAATCAAACCCAATAGGAAACAATTTACGAGTAAAAGGATCTGAGTTAACATAATCACGCGCTCTTTTCTGAGTTACAGATAGCATACCGTTCTCTACCCAGTTCATTGTAGCACCGTATGATATTGCTTTCAACTGGTAAGGATGAAGATTCTCCATCTTTCTTTTTGCCATAAACAATATGCACTTCTTATTAAAATGCTGACATACTCTTGCTAATGATATTTGAGCATATCCGGTTGCAGGAGAGGAACCATAGACTAATTCATCTCCAACAAAATCTTTTACTAATGATTGAACGAATCTAGTTTTAGAACCACCGTCAATAAGATCATCCCGCACCACTAAAAACCCATCGTGCTCCATAATTACTGGGGGTGGATTTAATTCGTCAATCATATCATTCTACTAAAATTGTTTTTCTTTTCGAATGAAATTGTATTTTGAAACTTATCAACAAGTTGATCCGATTTATGACTAATTACATAGATATTCGACTTATCGCTTACTGAATTTAAAAGTTTCATCAATTCTTCCATGCCCAAACTGTCTAGAGAGGAATCAAATACTTCATCAAGGATCAAAAGATTACAATTAACACTATTCTTTGCTCTGGCAATTTCTCTCCAAGCGAGTAAAAGTGCCAAATCAATTCTCATCTTTTCACCTTCACTAAAGTTCATATAACTCATTTCATCCCGATGACGACTCTTAATGGTTTCATTAAAATCTTCGTCTAGGATAAATTGCACGAAGAAATCCATAGAAGTTAAAAACTTATTAATGTACTTATTCATGAAAGGAAGATAATACTTAATAATCTTCGCCTTCACTCCAGAGTCTTTTAGAAGATCGGAGGCATATTGGTAATAATGCTCTTCGTCTTTCATCTCTATCTTCTTGGTTTCCAATTCAACCAAAGAAACTTTCATTGATTCTAGTTTTCCCTTTTCTAATGTGATTTCTTCTGTTGAAATATTTGCTTTCTTTAAATCATCAGTAAGGGTCTTTAGAAATTTCTTTGCATTATCAATTGATGTTTTCTTTTGAAGAAGTTGAATATTTTTACTCTGAACAAATGAAGACGAGATATTAATTTCTTCAATCCGAGAATCATACTCAAGAAT